TATGGCATTAAACAAAGAAATCTGGCAGTCAGACATTGTTGAGAACTTCTATCCTGACAACTCCTTTGCTTCTAAGAGTGTTGACGACTCTGTGTTTGTTGAGAATCATAAGGTACACATTCCTAACGCTGGTGCTCCTTCAAACGTAGAGAGGAACCGCACTCAGAAGCCTGCTACAAGCAAGCAACGTACTGACCACGATCTTGAGTACGATATAGACGAGTTGACCACTGACCCAGTGTACATTCCAAATATCGACATGGTGGAGCTTAGCTATAACAAGCGTAACTCTATCTTGAGCAATGACCGCGCTCAGTTGCAGGAGGAAGCTCATCTCAATTTGCTTGAACGTTGGGGTCAGGGTGTTGATACTAAAAACATCATCAGTACGTCAGGTACAAGCAAAACCACAGCTCATACATCGTCTGATGCTACAGGTATGCGTAAGTCTATCTGTAAGGCAGATGTTCGTAAGCTTATGACAGCTATGGATGCAGACAATGTTCCAGAGCAGGGACGTTACCTCTTGCTTGACGCGTTTATGTATGCTGACTTGTTAGCAGACCTTGCTGAAAAGGATCAGTTTATGTTCCTTAACTCTGCAGATCAGCAGAAGGGTATCCTTGGAAACCTCTATGGCTTCAATATCATGAAGAGAAGTCGAGTTCTTCGCCTTAATAACGGCACAAATAAGGTGCTTGGCTGGGATAAGCAGGGCGAAGCAGATGAACTTGCAGCAGCTCTTGCTTGGCACGAGAATTCTGTCAGCCGTGCTATGGGTGAGGTCAAGATGTTTGATTCAACAGACAATCCTCTCTACTATGGTGACATCTACTCTTTCTTGCTCCGTACTGGTGGCTGTGTACGTCGTTATGACAAGAAGGGTGTCTATCTTCTCGCAGAATCTCAAACCGTTTAACTTTTGAGTTATGTTACCGAGAATTAGAATCAGATATATGAATGGCCTGTTGGGCACCATCGGGGAAAGTCCCGACGGCTTGTTCGCCTTGGTGTGTAGTGCGTCTGCTGTTAATGACACATTCACTCTGGAGCGTGCTTATACTATTCAGAGTGTAGACAGTTTGACAGCACTTGGCATCACTGCAGCGAATAACGCCAGACTTTACAAGCATATCTCAGACTTCTACACAGAGGCTGAGAATGGTACAAAGCTGGTAATCTTCGGAGTTGACAAGGCTAAGAGTATGACGGAACTCTGCGACCGCCAGACTGGAGCAGTAAAGAAGCTTATTGTTAGTCAGAATGGTGTATTGCGTGGCGTCTTCGTAGCACGTGACAATGCAACAAAAGTTTCTGCTACAGATGGCTTGGATGCAGACGTGTTCACCGCATTAGCAAAGGCACAACAGATGGCTGAATGGTCTACAACAGACCTATATGCTCCATTGTTCTTCATCTTGGAAGGACGTGGCTATACAGGTACAACGCTGAAAGACCTTAGCAACGAAACGTACAATCGTGTCGGTGTTCTGTTGGGTGACACGGAAGTTGACTCACAGGGTGCATGTGTTGGAACTTTAGCAGGTCGCTTAGCAAGCCTTCCTGTACAGCGTAATATTGGTCGTGTCAAGAATGGAGCATTGAAAACAACTCTACTCTATGTAGGCAAAAAGAAGGTAGAAGAGGATAGTGAAGTTATCTCTTCTATCTATGATAAGGGTTATATCACGGCACGAAAGTATGTTGGGCGCAGTGGTTACTTCTTTGCTGACGACCGATTGGCTTGTGTCGAGACTGATGATTATGCTCATCTGTCAAACCGTCGTGTCATTGATAAGGCTTATCGTATTGCCTATAACACACTGTTGGATATGATGCTGGATGAGTTGGAAATCAACACTGATGGCACAATGCAGACAGGTGTGATTACGAGCTGGCAGCAGACGGTAGAGAATGCTGTTAACCGTTCTATGACAGCTGCAGGAGAATTGAGTGCCAGTGATAACGGCGAAGGTTGTTCATGCTACATAGACCCAAGACAGAATGTAGTAGCGACCTCAAAGGTTGAAATGACATTGAAGGTTCGTCCATTCGGTTATGCTCGCTATGTTGATGTCAACCTTGGTTTTCAAGTAACAACAGTATAAACATGGTAAATACTAAGGAATACGAGTGGTCAGATGTGACCGTAGTTGTTGCAGGTAGGCCTGTAACTGGACTTCGAGGCGTGAAATATGGCTCGAAGCAAGAGAAAGAACTGCTGTATGCCAAAGGCAACAAGCCTCACGGTATTCAGCATGGCAATATAGATTACAGTGGTGAACTGACATTACTGCAGAGCGAGTACCAAGCTTTGAAGAGTGCTGCTAATGGCAATATCCTCAATATGAGCTTTGATATCGTTGTGGCTTACGGAAATCCTGAAAACGGTGATCCTATCACAACAGACATTCTCAAAGGAGTGGAGTTGACAGAAGATCAGACAGAATGGAAGCAAGGTGACAAGTTCCAAGAGAAGTCACTGCCATTCATCTACATTGACCAAAAGAGTTATTAACAATCAAATATCGAAGATATGAATTATTCAAAAGAAGATATCAATAAGTGGAAAGCCACGCATGGTGATTTGTTTGAAATCAGCGTAGAGGGCAAGTCTTGTGTGTTGCACAAGCCTACACGTCAAGACCTGAGCTATGCCAGCGTAATCAAAGACCCTATCAAGATGAGCGAGGTCATGTTGAAGCAGCTCTGGGTTGCCGGTGATGAGGAAATCAAAACCAATGATGAGCTCTTCATGCAGTAGTTGCCAAGATGGATGAGGTCTTGAAGGTAAAGGAGGCTGAGATAAAAAAACTTTAGAGGAGGCCGGGGTTGATGACTTCGATAACGCTCAGGATATTATCTTCATAGATACTATGCTGCGCTACTACCTAAGCATTGACCCTGAACTCCTGCCAGACGAGAAATGGGCATCAACGCTCAGCGCACTCAAAGAGATAAGAAAAATAGAAAAGGATTCTAATGGACAGCGTACTTAAGTTTTTAATTAAACTACAAGCAGATGGTGGTAATGTTCTGACGGTTGCTCGTCAGACTTCCACCCAGCTGGACGATATATCACGTAAGGCACGTACTACTGGTACACGTCTGCGTGAGGCTTTTTCATTTTCGACACTCAAGAGTTCGCTGATGTCCATTCCTGGAATGGAACTCCTTACCAACCCTTATGCCCTTGTTGCTGGTGCTGTTGGTGCTATTACTAAGATAGGTGCAGAAGCAGAACAAACAGCCGTTGCCTTTACAACCTTAGTAGGAAGTGAGACAAAAGCTAAAGGAATGCTTTCTGAAATTGCCAAGTTTGCAGCTGAATCACCTTTTGGTAAGTTAGACTTGACTGAGAATGCGAAGACTATGCTTAACTTCGGAGTGGAGACAGGAAAAGTTCTACCACTTCTAAAACAGTTAGGAGATATCTCTGGAGGAAATAAGCAAGCTTTGCAAAGCTTATCATTAGTGCTTGGTCAAGTATCAGCAGCTGGTAAGTTAGCTGGACAGGATAACCTGCAGTTTATCAATGCAGGTTTTAATCCGCTTCAGGAACTTGCAAAGATGACAGGTGAATCTTATGCGAAGTTGCAGGATAGGATGTCAAAGGGACAAATCACCTTTGAAAATGTTGTGCAGGCAATTCAACACGCTTCTGGAGAAGGTGGAAAGTTTTTCAGTATGATGGATAAGCAGTCTCAGACAGTCGCAGGTAAATTTGCTACGCTACAAGACACGTTTATTCAATTAGCCGTTGATATTTATAATAAGATTCAACCTTACGTATCTCAAGCTCTTGATCTCTTTATAAGTATAGTTCCTGTTATTGCTGAAGCAATAGCAAAGGTTATCAATGTGATAGAGGGTGTTATAGGGTTTGTATCACGGTTTAAGATGGAAATATTGGCTCTGTCGTCTGTCATTGGTGTTGCTGCAATAGTCTTTAATGCACAGGCAATAGCGATGTCAGCTTATGCAGCTGCTATCGGTGTTGTGACAACTGTAACGAAGATATGGACTGGCGTTCAATGGTTGCTCAATGCCGCGATGGATGCAAACCCTATCGGGCTTATTATCATAGGTATCGCTGCTTTAGTTGCGGCTGTTGTCTATTGTTGGAATAAGTTTGCAGGATTCCGTGCTTTTATCCTGACAATGTGGGATACATTAAAGGGTTTCGGTAATATCATCAAGGACTATATCATCAATCGCTTCAATGAGATGCTTGCAGGACTTGGCAAGCTTGGTGAAGCCTTAAAGAAACTATTCTCTGGAGACTTTCAAGGAGCAGCAGCCTCTGCGATGGAAGGATTTAAGAAGTTGTCAGGAGTTGAAAGTACTGCCAAGGCTATCAATGGAACCAAACGGCTTGTGAGTGGTGTTGGAGGGAATTTTCAGACACACCTTCGACAAGAACAGCAGAATGCCAAAAAGACATCTTCTGCTAAGAAAGAGAATAAGATAAGTACCCCTGGATTAAGTGGTAGCACAGGTGCTGTCGTTTTTGGAGAAGGTGAAAGCAAAGGCAAAAAGGGAAAGAAAGGTAAAAAGGGTGGTAAGAAAGGTGGTCGCAAGTCAGCCGAGGAACTTGCTACTGGTGGCACTCGCAACACTTCCATCACTATGCACATCGGAAAATTCTTCGATAATATCAATGTTTATATGAACGATAAGACTGACACTGCGGAACTTGAGCGAACTATTTTGCAAAGTATGAACCGAGCGTTAGCCATAGCAGCAAGTACAGACAGATGAACAAGATAGCACGATTTGCCCTCGAAAACATTGCCTTAAGAGTTACAGGCAACAAGATTCCTCCTTATTGGCTTTTCAATGTGAATAAGCTTAGAGAGGTGGACGAAGAGGAATATAATGAAATCAAGTCAATGAGCGATGAGGAGTTGGAAGATACTGTTCGCACCAATGCGCTTGGTATTCCGATGCAACTACCTCTTCGTTTACGTCTTGAGGAAAGTGGTGCTCAAGAGTGGTTGTTGCCCCTTGAACCGATGATCAGTCTTCAAGGTCAGAATATCATTGTACGGCGACATGTGAACAAAGGTGCTGTAAAAGGAAGCATCAAGGAACGATGGTCACAAGACGATTATACTATCAGTATAGAAGGTGTTCTTATCGGCGAAGATGGTAAATATCCAGAAGAAGACGTAAGCCGTTTACGCTCGTTCTGTGAAGCTGGACGAGTTACAGCCTTAAACCCTTTGCTGGAAATATTCGGCATATCGCACCTCGTCATTGAAAGCTGGGAAATCCCTTTCACAAGTGGCTCTTCTAATCAGAACTATACGCTGAAGGCATATAGTGATGACATATATAAACTTCTTTTAAATCAGCAAGACTTAAAACGATAGGCTTATGTACACAATGGCTTACGACATAGAGATTGGAAGCTGGCACATTGGAATGCTTGACAGCGTAGAGGTGCATAGAAGCGTTGAATTGCTTGCAGACACGGCTACTATAACATTGCCAGGTGCGCAGTATAATGTAGCTTTGGATGTTGAAGATAAACTACACAGAGGTGATAAAGTTATCATCCGCTTTGGGTACAAGGAAGAAGGTCTGAAAGAGGAGTTCACTGGATGGCTACAGCAAATCAGTACTGATGGCGGAAGTATAAAGCTGACTTGTGAGGATGATTTGTACACCTTTCGTAAGGAACTCAAAAACGAAGTGTTGAAGAAGGTTACACTTGCAGATCTTCTTAAGAAAGTGGTGCAGGGAATTGGGAAGAACTACTCTATTCAATGCTCTTACAGCTGGACCTATGCTAAGTTTGTCATTCACAATGCTACTGGATATGATGTACTTAAGAAGGTGCAGGAGGAATGTGGTGCAGATATATACCTTTCTAATGGTGTTTTACACGTGCATCCACCAGGTGAAGTTGTAGGCGTAAATCGCTTTTATAATTTTGCCTTGAATGTAGAGGCGGTAAATCTGACTTATCGACAAGCAGCTGACCGTAAGGTTCGTGTAGTGGTCAAAGCTCTTCTTCCTGATGGAACTGTGAAAGAGGTAGAAGTCGGTGCTACTGGCGGTGAGAAAGTTGAGATAAAGTGTGCAACCTCTGATGAAGCAAGTATGAAACTTCGTGGCGAACTTGAAGTTAAACGTCGTAGTTTCGATGGCTATGATGGCAGCATCACAACCTGGCTCATACCAGAGTGTATTCCTGGCGATATGGCGTGGATTTACGATGCGGATTATCCTCGTAAGGATGGCTGTTACTTCGTAAGGGCAGTAACAACGACTTTCAGTAGAGACGGTGGTAAGAGAAAAATAGAACTTGGATTCAGATTAAGCTAAGGATATGGATCAATATAAGGAATTAAGAGAAAGACTGCGAGGTGTAGCACCACAGCAGGAAATGTCAATACTGCAAGGTATCGTCAAGAGCGTAAGCGGTCGTACTTGTGATGTGGAAATTGGAAGCCTTCTCGTGCCAGATGTTCGCCTTCGTGCATCTGAAACAGATGATAATGGTGAGATGCTGATAGTTCCTAAAGTCGGTACTGCAGTCATCATTGGGAGTCTGTCAGGAGATTACTCAAGCCTTGTCGTCTTAGCTGTGGATCATGTTGAATCTATAACGATAAATGGAGGTAAGCTTGGAGGACTGGTTAATATTGAGGATTTAACCAAGAGACTTAATGAACTGGTTAAAGCTGTCAATAGCCATACGCACCAGGGTACTCATGGTCCAACAGGTCCACCTCTGACTAAGGCGCAGGAGTTTAAGAAAACTGATTATGAAGACGTAACTATCAAACATTGAGATGAAAGGTATTACATTGATAGACTATGAAGCGGTTATACAACCGCATCGAGGACCAGACGGAAAGATTATTTCTGGTCTGGTTATCGGTGATACGCTGCATCAAAATCAAGCTTTGATACTTCACTTACATAAGGGAGAGTTGAAAGAACGACCGATGACTGGCTGTGGTATCAGTGATATGCTGCTTGACAATGATCCTATCTATTGGAGAACGCTCATCAGAGAGCAGCTGGAGATGGACAGACAAACTGTGACTAATATAAAAATAACAACCAAAAGCATCGAAATAGATGCACAATATTAAACTTAAGCAATATGCAAAGAAACACGAAGGAATGGATACAATACGGCTCAGCCATATTTCTGCTTGCAAGTGGTGTGGCAATGGCTTTTCTGAGTTTCTTCTTTAATGGGGGCGACGTTAAAGACAGCGTGCTGTGGTATGTGTCGCAGACTTTGGTCTATGCCGGCTCAATCTTCGGTGTGGGTATCTACATTCAGAGTAAATGGGGAGATGTGAGAAATTACATCGACCGAGTTGTCAACTCCAAGAACGGAAAGGAGGGAGAATGAGAACGATTAAATATATTGCAATACACTGCACTGCAAGTCATCAGTCACAGACTATTGAGAGCCTACGACAAGAGTTCCTTCGGAAAGGATGGACTAATCCAGGCTATCACTATGTGGTCAGTCCAGACGGCAAGATTACCCAGCTGCTTGATGAAGACAAAGTAAGTAATGGCGTAAAGGGCTTTAATTCAGTTTCTATCAATGTCGCTTATATTGGCGGTATTGATATCAATGGTAAACCTATTGACAATCGCACAGAGGAACAGAAGCAAAGTCTGCGCTCGCTGTTGAAGCTGCTGCACGTGAAGTACCCTACGGCAGTTATTCAAGGACATCGTGACTTCTCGCCAGACTTGAACCACGATGGAAGAATCACCTCAAACGAGTATATCAAGGCTTGCCCTTGTTTCGATGCAAAGACTGAATACGCAAACATCTAACAACTACAATATGAAAACATTAAAAGTATTATTAGCAGTTATCCTTACTGCTGTTATTTTCTATGCTTGCTCACATGCGGTCTATGTGCCTGTAGAGAGTGTAAGCACCGACACGCTGCACGTTGTCAGTCATGATACCATAAGAGTTACAGAACGTCTTGCGCCTGTATCACTGCAGTTGCCAGAGTATCACCAGGAGCGTGCAACGAAAGACTCTGTCTCAGTTTTGCAGAATGCCTTGTATCGCTCAACGGCAAGAATACATAACGGTGTTTTGACGCATATATTAGAAAGTCTTCCAGGTGCGGAGATAAAAGGTCTTACAACGGTGCATGACACAACCCACATAACCATACACGATAAGGATCATAAGCAATATAAGGAGAAGCCAAAGATAGTTTACAAGGAAAAAGAATTGAACTGGATTCAAAAGCGAGCAATGGAAACTGGTTTTGTTACATTCGGTATTCTTATGATGTTAGCTCTTTATTTCGTAATAAGATGGAAGTTGAAGTGAAAGATGGTCAGACCTTGGCTGACATAGCTATACAGGAGTATGGCTCGCTGGAAGCATTGCCTGCTTTGGCTGCTGCTAATGCTATTGGTATGACAGACACATTAGAGGCTGGAAGCAGATTGCAACTTCCTGACGTAAGTTTCAACCGATTAATACAACAGTATTGTAAGGCTAATGATGTATCTCCAGCGACAGAGAGAGGTATGACGGATGTCAAGTTAAGGGTATTCAGTGGTGAGTTCTCTCCACAGTTCAATTAAAGTAAACAAAATATGGCTCGTAGTATAGCAGAGATAAAACAAACAATGACAAATGCCTTTATGGCGGATGGTACAGTAAGAGAACGATACGGACTATCGGAGAGCGATACTTTTGATGATAGTTTCTCTGTGGTTAGTATCGAGAATGTTCTGTTTTACATCGTGGCTGCCTGTAGCCATGTTCTGGAGGTTCTGTTCGACCAGTTCAAGGCAGACGTAGACGATAAGATCAGTCGTGCTGTTGTAGCAAGTGTACCTTGGTACTATAAGATTGCAAAAGAGTTCCAGTATGGTGATGCTTTAATCTTTAATGAGGCGACACAGCAATATGGCTATGAACAGGTATCTGAGAAGAAGCGAGTCGTCAAGTATGTTGCTGTACGCGATAGAGGAACTTCCGTAGAGATTCTTGCTTCTGCTGAAGCAGGAGGACAGCCGGCTATTCTTTCAGAAGATGTTTTAACAGCATTCAAACAGTATTTGAATCGTGTTAAAATAGCTGGTGTCATTCTTTCGGTTCGTTCTTTACCTGCAGATAGTATCAGTATCACTGCAACGATACGTATCGACCCATTGGTAATTGACAGGACAGGAACAAGAATCGAAGACGGTAGTTTTGTTGTTGAGAATGCTGTAAACGCTTATCTCAGAAATATAATCTATGGTGGCACATTCAATAAGACTAAATTAGTTGATGCTATACAGAATGTGGAAGGTGTGTTGGATGTGGAGCTCCACGCATGTAAGTATAGTACAGATAGAATGACATATAATGATATCAACGGTAATAATTATACCGCTGTTAGCGGAAGTTTTTCCCCTGTTAACTTAAGAAATGCATTAGTCTATGTGGTATAAATTGGATGTTATAAAACTTGGTTTTCAATTGCTACCTCCTATATTGAGAAGCAAGGTGATTGTGGCTTTGCTCAAAGCAATGCTGAGAGGAATAAGAGACTTGTATAATCGATTCTATAGTTATCGCACCGATGTCTTGAATCGACTCACCATTACTGCAGGTGTACAATACATAGAAAAGGCTCTGAATGATGCCTTCTTCCTTACAAAACGTCAAATATACATAGTATCTGCAGGGCAGAAAGTTCAGACAGTTTTACATTTCAAGAGTGAAGGTCTTGCTCCTGTCTATGTGAGTGGTAGTTCTCCCTTGTACATCAGAGCCTATGACGATGTACCTAAAGAGGCCTCTTTTATTGTCTATGTGCCGTCTTTTCTATGCACCTCTACATCTGCTGCAGAAGATAAGTATGGCGGACAGCAGTTGACAACTATATTAAACCTATTGAATCATTATAAACCTGCGGGACGATCTTTCCGCATAGAAATATACGAATATGAATAAGATACTCTTTAGCGAGGGCGGACAGCCCCTCTACATCGATGATATCAAGACATTACAGGAGAACCCAGCTAATCAGATGTCTGCACTCCTTCAGGCTCTTGGTGCAAACACCTCTGTCTTTTTACTTGACCGGTTTCAAGGAGAATTAAAGAAGATTGATCAAAGTGCTGCGACGACTACCTTCCAAACTAAGAAAAATTGGTTGGTGCTTGACGGAGTTATCCATGAAATAAAGGAAACAACTCTTGTTGCACACAGTTGGAATGACCCTTTGTATGTAGGTGTTAGAAAATCTAATTCTGATGTACGTACATTTGAGGATGGACAAGAACATGCATGTAGGGAGACAGCAGAGGCTTTTCTGTCATTTGAGAAAACAGAAGGAGCCTTTAATGTCTTCGAGTTGAAAACTCTTTTTGACCTTATAGGTCCGAAGATGAAAGTTGAGTCGCAAGAATGGAAAGAAGAGGACGATGCCTTCTCACATCCTGTGAATGGTTATCATGGTACAATTCGAAAAAAAAGAGGACCAGGTTTTTTAATTAAGAAGATTTCGCTTGAAAGTGATAATACAGAATGGACCGATGGACCAGGGGTTGTGTTTAAGTACCCAACAACACGTGTTCCCGTTCCCCCTATATTCTCAGAATCTTTTTTAGTTGGAGTAAAAAACAAAGATGGTCAGCGTCAGATAGTTTGTATCATGCAAGCAGATGGAGAAGGAAAAATTGTAGGCACTCTGGGAGATTCCAGCCTTCCTGCTCCAATGAATTGTACAATTGAAACATATTTCTTCATACCGACATAAAAAATAACTATGGATACAATATATAATCTGCTCAAGCGAGCAAAGGAACTCAAAGAGAAAAGTCAAGTAGACAGCATTACGCCTGAAGAGGTTGGTAAGCTGCACGAGGATACATTAGCATACATAGCCTCATTGGAACAGTCTACTGATGGACTTGGCATTAAGAAGGTTTATCAGTCTAAGTCAGCTATGGAGGCTGATACAGACCCAGTCGGAACTAACGGCAAGGCTCTCCGCTATGGTCAGTTAGTAAGCATCTATGATGATACACATGCTGATAGTTCTGAGAATGGAAATATTTATGCGTATCAGAAGCCAGGGTGGCTGCTGATGGGAAAGGTCAGTGGGCTTTCTGTAGTGCAGGAGGTAGGCGATAGCGCAACAAAAGTTATGTCGCAGGCTGCTGTGACGGAGGCTTTGGCGAACATCAAGGCAATCACGGATGACGGAAAGAACTTGCAGGAAGTTTACAGTACTCTTTTTTTAGAAAAAGATGCGAAAGAGACATCATACATTGGTGTTATGGAGGCAGGGTATGCTCTTTATCCAGATGGGAGAATTAAACCTCGTAACGCATGGAAGGCTACGAAAGACTTTATCGAATTAGGGGAAACGTTAAGAATTAATGTATCTTTTAGCGGCGGCGATGCTAACGTAAACTTCGTCTGTTTCTATGACAAGGACAAGGGGTTTTTGTCAGGCATCCCTGCTGGTTCTAGAGAATATGAGGCTGATGTATCAATTCCGCAAGGAGCAAAGTATATAAGGTTCTGTACCACTATAAACTCTTCTGCTGTCGCAAAAGTATACAGAAAAAATTTTGCACCTATCAGAGATGTTATTCAAGCCAACATGAGCGCTATCAGCAATCTTCAAGAGGATTTTATAATTAAAGAAGCATTGCCTGATTATGATTTCAGGTCAAAGTCATCAGAAGAGGGTCTATTAACTGTAAATTCTGGTAGTTATGCGCCAAGCCACGCTTGGGATTACACGCCAGAATACCTTGATTTGAGTAATGTTACAAAAATTGTTGTTACGTCCTCTGGCACAGGAGCTTCTATTGTCGCATTCTACGATAAGGAAAAATCATTTGTTGGAAACATAACGCGTTCATTGAATGCAGAAGAAATCAAAATACCTGCAAATGCAAAGTTTGCTCGCTTTTGCTTTGGGTGGAAAAAAGGAAGCGCCATCGTTTCTTCATACAGAACATATACGCTGAATGAGTACGTAGAAGACAATGTCAGATCAGCAGATGTTTACTGTGACGAAGTGAACATAAATAATGTTGATGCGCTTTTAGTAGAAGGTTCTTCACTAACTGCGAGCATCGCATCTCCTATAGGGTTTGGATGGTTGTCGAAAATGAACGACTTGGTTGATATTCTTATTGTCAACGACGGCAGACCAGGTCAGAGTCGCACCATTAATATCAATGCTCTATTCAAGGGTGAGCTGATGAACATGTCAAACAGTTCGTTATCTGTTATTAACTATAAGTATCTACTACTGATGAATAGTGCTAATGGTAGTTCGACAGGTATGGAAGGATTTAAGGAACTCGAAAAAGCATTATCTTTTTCAAGTGCAAAAAATGTGACCCTTATACTGGGTGAAGAAGAATGGGGGGCGAATAGATATACCGACCTCAATAAGAATTTTGGAAACTTATACAATATTCCTACTGCCGAGCCAATAGCTGCTATGTCTTCAAGATTATCTACTGGGTATGCTGGGTTAAAACTATCAAGTCACGCAGGATGGAGATTAAGTTCGTGTTACGCAGCTATGCAAGAGTTTATCGAAGCATTGCCTGTGCGTAGAAGTATCAAGATGTTCCGTGTTCGCCCTAACATTAATGTCTCAAAAATAGACGATTTAGCTTTTTCCACGAATGAGCAGCGTGCTTTACTATGGAAATCTTGTCAAGCAGGTCAGCAGGCAAACATTGCATTACTTGGACGTGCTATGACATTTAACTCAGCTGATAACTTAGACCAGCGAGACGACAAGTATGATACTTCTGTAACCTATTCCGAAGGTGCGAGTGAAAGGTCAGAGTCGGGCAAACTGTTGTCTGGAGGGACAATAGATTGCGTCGGATACTCTCTTATCCAGTTTGTTGTTAATGCAGATGCTGTGTATAGTTGTAATATTACTTTTGAAAGCGATAAAAAAATTAACGCTTATACCTTGAAGTACAATGATGAAGCTCATTCCAATATCTATCACAAGTATGTAGAGATAGAGAGTAGTTATGCTGACGGAATAGTTAACATAAAGATAGACAACGCAAAGGGGCTTCTTTGCGACGGCAAGATAACACTGTTATTGTATGCTGATGGAAGTTACAAGGTCAGCAATCCAAGATGTCAATACACAGGAAGGCAGAAATCGGAAGGAGTCTTTAATTATCATCAAAGATTACACGGAGATGAATGTCTTCAAGATACTTCTGTTGAAGATGTAATACTAAGCGGAGGGGCGGCAATCATAACCCCTCCTGTGAACCTTTTCTTGAAGAGTAATTGTAATAGTTCAGGAAAGCTTGTCGCACTATCTTCTATGACAAGTGTGATAAAAAAGAATTTTGCAAGCAAATCTAACAGGATAGCTATAAGGATAGCAGCACAGAATTTTTTCAAATTCGCCACCACAAGGTATTCTGGAGCGGAATATGAAGACTATGTTACCTCGGGACATATTGGGCTTGAGCCTAATGGATACGACTATGCGTACATCTATGTAATAGTTGATGGGGCGATTCAGAAGAAATTGGTGTGGTCGGGCTGGACAGAGGTCTATTGTGAATTTGACTTGCAAAAGGGGAATCACACGTTGACGATTCAGAGAGCCACAGAGGGTAATCAGCTTATATTGATTCATGATATATCAGTGCAAGATGTCTAATACACATATGCTTAATGAATTTTATATTATAAGAAAGTGAATATGGCAGAGCTGATTTTAATTTTAACGCCTCTGTTGGTGAGTCAAGTCAGTTCTGTCAGAAAAGAAAATATTATGTTATAATCAACTTTTATTGTGCTGAAATAGGGGGTAAAAAGCCCCCAGCCTGTTAATAAGCAACGCCAATCACTTTTAAACAATGTACGCCACAAGAGCGCGACCGGGGGCAAATATCCTCGCTCGCTCTTGTGGCGTTTTATTGTATAATAAAAGTGATTGGCGTTGCAAATTTACGAAATTTATTAGATATGAAGATAATTGAGATTGTAAAAATTAACAGGGAACTATTAAGAAACCTCCATATTGCTGGAGTTAGATTGGATGACACAAACTATATAGATTTATATACAGAATATAGACGAATGTTGTTAAAGCGTGAGAAAGTGTCTTACATAGTGGCTGCACTTGCCGTGAAATACGCTATTAGCGAGCGTAAAGTTTATGCTCTTATTAAGCGATTTCAAACAGACTGCAATTTGTTTGCAGTGTAATCAGTATATACGCTTATGTTTGTGAAAGGAAAACTTACGACCTTTGCATCATGACAAAGAAAATGTATTATTCAGCACCGCTTCCCTTCGTAGGTCAGAAGCGGATGTTCGCAAAAGAGTTTAAGAAGGTATTAGAACAGTTCCCAGACGGAACTACATTTGTTGATTTATTCGGAGGTAGTGGCTTGTTGTCGCATATTACAAAGTCCGAGAAGCCACATTCTAAAGTCGTGTATAATGACTTTGATGGATATAGGCTACGTTTGGAACACGTGTCACAGACTAATGAGCTACTCTCAGAGCTTAGAAAGATAGTTCGTGATTTGCCTAAGCATAAGCCTATCGTAGGAGAAGCACGTAAACGAATATTTGAGTGCTTAATTAAGTGTCAAGAGCGTTATGGATATCTGGATTTCATCACCATATCTTCTTCTCTCTTATTTTCGATGAAGTATTGTCTGAATATTGACGACATGAACAAGGAAACGTTGTATAACAATATTCGCTCTACTGATTATCCGCTTTGTGATGGCTATTTGGATGGCTTAACAATTGTTTCAACAGACTATAAACAAGTCTTTAATCAATATAAGGATACCCCAAATGTTGTATTCCTGGTTGATCCTCCTTACCTCAGTACTGAGGTTGGCACTTATAAAATGTATTGGAAGCTTGCTGATTACCTCGATGTACTGTCAGTTCTTGCTGGACATTCATTTGTTTACTTCACAAGCAATAAGTCGTCTATACTTGAACTCTGTGACTGGATAGGTCGAAATAAGCATATCGGTAATCCATTTGAGAAGTGTACTAAGGTGGAATGCAATGCTCGCATGAATTATAACTCAACCTATACAGATATGATGCTGTATAAGAATGCTGGTTAAATACTATTCAAATGCTGATAAAACGATGAATAAATACCACAAGATTTTAGACAGAATTATCCATACTGGAAAGCAACAGTGTAACAAGAAAGGGGAAATTAAGTATCTGTTGAACAAACAGCTAACACTTACTCCTTCAGACTTACTCGACATCTTCGAAACTCACGGTATAGCACGTAGGAAGCTAAAGGATGAGCTACAACTGTTCATGCAGGGTGAAAGGCAGATTGAAAAGTATCGTAAGGCAGGTATTGCTTGGTGGGATTATTGTGGTTCAATCCTTGTCAATAGTTATCCTACATATCTGGAGAAATTGCCTCCGCTGATAGAGAAGATAAATCGTGAAAAGCGTAGCAGCAAAAATTATGTGTTGTTCTTAGGCGAGACTGGTGCAGAAACCAATCAAGCACCATGCCTTAGCCTTGTACAGTTCCAAATAGATGAAGGTGAGCTTGTAATATCAGCCTTTCAGCGAAGTTCTGATGCTAATTTAGGTCTTCCAGCAGACATTTATCATCTTTACTTAATGTCAAGGCAAATAGATTTCCCTTTAAAGTCTATAACGCTCAATCTTGCTAATGTGCACATTTATAAAAATAATATAGAGCGTACAAAAGAACTTCTTAATGGTAATGAAGATATAAAGTTTGAACTCAACGTATAATCTAAAAGGTGGCAAAATCTTGCAGAATTATCCAAGTCTTGCAAGAATTTACCACCTTTTTACTGTTATGTGCGTGTTGAGAATTGTTACTTTTCGTTTTGCTTCAAAATGTCACTTTTCGTTTTACAACGCACCTACTTTTCGTTTTGCCGGATTAAT